TTACCAATCATCATTCTTTGAAGGTGCACTTCTCAAAGATTCTTCAAAAGAGTTTATTAGACCTTCAAAACAAGAATTCATGTGATTTACCCAGCTGATGTACTTCGACTTCTTCTTTTCACTCTTTTCGATACCCTTACTTTGAACTGCATTTTCCTCTTCGATCGTTGAAGACTTTAACACTCCATACTGAGCGTGTGTTAATTCATAATAGGCATCATATATTTTAATTCTAGCTCTACCTTCCTTAACATCGGTTTGAATTGTAAAATGATAGGGATAATTTTTACCTAGAATCGAACCATCTTTGAAGAAAGACATATCCATAAATCCTTTGCCTATAATTTGACCGGATTCTTTATCCTCTGACTTTATTACATAATTTGAGTTCTTGAAATTATCAACGAAATACTTCTTTGTTGCCGCGTATAGTTCATCCTTTGAAAAACCATCTCTAGTAATAATTCTTTCGAATACAACTTTTTCTCCTACTAATGGCAGTGTGTTTTGAGCATTAACCGCGATAGCCATAATGACTCCGACTATTGAAAATAATAATTTACTCATAATTATTTGTTAGTTTTTAATAATCATTTCTCTTTGGTAAACCCGTTTAACTTCTTTTAGGTGGATAGGTTTTACCGGGTTATAATCCTCGTTTAATGACCTAAGATAAATATTTTCGTCCTCAATTTTCGCAAACTCTTTTATGATAATCCCATCAATTGTCTGGAATACATATACTCGTCCCTTAACTAAATGGTTGAAATTCTCAACTGGTGTCCCTACGAAATACTCCCCAGGAACATATTCTGTAAGCATACTTAATCCTTCAATTTCAAATGCAAAACATTCTGATCCAATAAAGGGAAAGTAAATTTTTTCGATATTCCTATCCATAAGCACAGTGTCGCCATAACCTTCTAAAAATCCACCTTGTGCCTTTATAGGAACAACCCACATATTAGGCTCACCATTACCTTTAAATCTAGCAGGCCTACCATTAGACTTACTTAGATCGTCCCCCCATATCTCCTCCTCTTTAACATTAAAGATTGAGGTAATTGTGTTGACAGTTTCTCGTTTAAGGTTTGCAGACTTAAAATATTGATACATGTTCGTTTTTGAAACTCCCATCATCTCTATAGCCTTTTTCATGTTAAATCGATCGGACGAAGGCTTACCTTTATCCTTTTCAAACTGCTCGTCTAACCATAAACGAAATTTTTCACCCTGATAATCAAGCATATAAATATATTAGTACGTATTATATGTACTTTTTATTTGTAAATGTAAATACTATACGTACCTTTGAATCAGTGAACGTTAAGTATATTTTTAAATCGCAATGCAAATGTACACTTTTCGTTCACTTTTTTCAAAAAAGTAAATATAAACATGTACTATTATGCATACAGATGACATTTCTGTGACAAAAATACCTAAACGAGTCCTTAGCAAGGATCCAAAAGGGTTAAAACCTAGATGCAAAGCACTAAAAGTTGGCCAGGCTCTACCTGTTAAAACTTTAGGATGGGCCATAAACCTTAAGTCACAACTCAACGAGGCAACCGAAAATCAATACGAGTATTGGACTGAACCACAGATCTCAGCTCACAAGTATAGACAAATGAGCGAATCGCAAAAAAAATCAATCAAAGTTTTTATAGGGAGGACTGCGTAATGAAGACCAACGTAAACCTAACAAGGAAGCTAAACGACTTTGAAGTTACTCAAAGGACAAAGGACGGGATGTTTAATGCTACATCTTTATTGAGCCAATGGAATAAAAGCAGTGGTCAGAAAAAGCAAATGGTTCATTACACTGACAACGAGTCTACACAAGAGTTTATAAGCGCACTATTGGAAGACCAAAATTCTAAACAACGTAATTCCGTTCTTTTACAATCAAGAGGAAAAAACGGTGGGACTTGGATGCACCCTTACTTATTCATTGATTTTGCAATGTGGCTTAACCCGTCTTTCAAATTACAGGTAATCAAATTTGTGTACGATGAATTAATCCAACACAGAAAACTATCTGGCACTTTCTACAACAAGCTTTGCTCTCTCCTTTCAAGGTTTAAAGATGTTGACTATCGCGAGGTAGGAAAGATTTTAAACTACGTTGTTTTCGGGGAGCACGAGAAAGAGTTGAGGAATCAAGCTACACCTGAGCAACAAGAGGATTTGCAGCAGCTAGAGCGTGACGCCTGTAATTATATAGAAAACGGTTTCATAGCCAACTGGGAGCATTTCAAACTGATCATGCGTAAAGAGTGGGCCAAAAGACACAATAAAGTACCATCTGTACTTACATAAACTAAAACAAAGTAACATCATGGAATTAAAAGAGATTATTCAAGCAGTTTTTTTGATAGTATTCTTGGTTTGGAATGCTGTTATAACTATAGTGTTTGTCAAAATGAAACATAACAAAGAGTTCATTCAAGCCATGCTAAAAACCCGAAATAAAGAGTATGAATACCTTAAACAATTCTTGAGCGATATTATGAAATGCAACGATCTAAAGAATCCTCGTGAGTAGTTATTTGCTTTCCTTCTTGGTCGTTGATTATAACAATCCCTTTTTTAAAAAATGAATATCCATAAATGTAATATTGAAGAAAGCCATTTGAGCCTTTAAACACTACTTGATCACCATGTTTAAACTTACGTTTTTGTAGTCCTACAAGGTAATTAATTAGTACGTACAGGGATAATGGCGATAAAGTCAGGAATATCAACAACCATACAGGAATCGTGTATCTGTTATCACAAAATTCTGTAATTAAGGTAATACTAGGCAGAAAAATATAAACAACTATAAACTGAATAACAGCAAAATGTTTAGAAATCCAATTGAAAGTATTTTTCATAATAAAGCTTAAAATTCAAAAGTAACAACAAAAAACCATTAAACATTAACACCTGAAATACAATAAGTTAATCTATAAAAAATAGATAATCAGGCGTGAGCTATGCCTAAAATTTTGCTCAAAAAGAGGGCGCTTGGGCTTATCATGAGGTTCGATTCCTCACCCTCTTTCCAAAGTCCGAATAGCACGTTTGGGACTATAATCAAAAGCTGCTCTTTGACATATAGATAGTAATATACAGCAGTGATGCAGTAGTAGTGTCGCCATGTAAGACTCCACCAATGCGGAAACAAAGGGTGTCTAACGGAGGTATCGGGGCAGCTATCGAACAAACACACCTACTACTATGGTAGTCTAGGCATGGGATCGTTACCCATGGTAGGTGCAAAAAAAAAAAAAATGTTATGCACTACAAAATTTTAGAACAAGACACTAAGAGTACTACTGTGCTTATAGATGAAATTGAGGTGGAGATATGGGACATAGAGCTAAGGCAATATGTCACCGACGAGGATATCCCCTTCTACCCTGACTTTGAAACCCATCAAGATTTCATTGATGAGTTTTTGAAAGAGAACAGAGACGAATTAATAAACAGATACATGGAGGCTAATTATGATACAGGTTCAAATTGACCAAAGCGCTTTAGAAGCAATCATTAACACCGCTGTTGATCGAGCGGTAACCGCTGAACGCGAAAAGCAACATGAGGTTATGCTCATAACCGGCGATGAGCTGTGCGCCAAGTTCGGAATAACAAGAGTAACCCTCCAAAAATGGAGGGACAGGAAAGAAATACCATACATCCAAATAGACGGCACAATACGGTACGACTTTAATAAAATCATCCAACTAAAAGAAACCAAACGAAAACGATGAAAAAGCTAATCAACAAGATAAAACTCTGGTGGTTCTACCTACCAGAAGAATCACAGGAGGGCTTGGCATTCTTAGCCCAGACTTTTTTTCTGGCCTTTCTTTTTTCTATGGCCATGACCTATGGCATTCTAGTACTTTCTAAAGTTTAAGATATGAGCATTTACCAAAAGCTAGATGATCTTAAGTCAAAGATCGGAAAGCTATCAAAGGATACAAGCAACCCATTCTACAAGTCGAAATACGCTGATATCAATCAACTAATCGAGCTTACCGACCCCTTGCTTAGAGATAATGGATTAATGTGTCTACAGCCAATAATAGATAACCAGGTAGTTACACAGATAATCGACCTTGAGACAAGCCAAATGATCACTTCATCAATTACGCTACCCGTTTCGCCAGACCCGCAAAAAATAGGCTCTGCCATAACCTATTACAGACGATACAGCCTAAAATCTTTACTCAACATACAAGAGGAAGATGATGACGGAAATAAAGCATCCAGTAACATACAAGAGGAAGATGATAAACGTCCCTGGCTAACAGAGGAACAGTTTAACAATTATCTAAAGCTTGTGAATAAAGGCGAGAAATGGCTCGACAAGGTTGAGAAAAAATACCGCATGAAGAAAGCATACAGAACGACATTACAGTCGGCAGAAAAGAATTACAACCCTAGTTAATAATGCACGAAAAAGAAAGTTTAATGTTATCGAGTAGCTCGATACTTAACATAACAAAATCAGAAATAAAAACAATTGCTTCTGATTTTGTTGCTCGAGTTCTTGAAGGTGAAGAGGACCATTTGAAAGCTTTGGTTGCAATTAAAAAAGGTTCAGAACTATTCAAGGAGCTTGAATCACAGGTGAGGCAAGCTGTTTCTGGAAAAATAAAGCTTCAAAAAGGCGAAGAGCTATCAATGTTCAACGCTACGATAACGGAAAAGGAAAGTGGAGTTAAGTATGATTTCTCTTATTGTGAAGATGGCGAATGGGACTCCTTAAACAGAGAAATGGAAACTATTAAAGCAAAACTTAAAATCAGGGAGGATTTCCTCAAAACCCTCCGCAAAGAATTCATTGACGAAGATACAGGTGAAGTTATACAACCGCCTCTTCGCACAGGATCATTAGGATACCAAATTTCAATTAAAAAATAAAAATCTAACCATCATGTCAAAAGTAAAAAAAATCACTGTATCTAATTTAAAAGCAATTAGCAACCTATCAGCAGACTTTAATGGCTGCACAGCAATTATCACAGGAGGTAATAATAAAGGTAAATCTTCCTTCTTAAAATCTCTTCCAGAGCGCTTAAAATCTGTTAAGCCAGATACCATCCTAAAAGAAGGAGCAGAAGAAGGTTTTGCAGAATGGGAATTAACAACAGGAGAAAAGCTTATTTGGCAATTCGACAAAAAAACAAAAGCTGGTGAAAAGCTTATTTTCATAACAAAAGATAATATCAAAACGTCACTTACAAAAGATATTGCGGAAAGATACTTTCCTAAAGGTTTTGATATTGATCAATTCCTTAACGATGGTCCAAAGAAGCAAAGAGAGACCTTACAGAAAATTGTGGGGCTTGATTTTACCGATGTTGACACTCGCTACAAGCAAGCTTATGAGAATAGAACATTTGCCAACAAGAGCCTAGAAGCAGCGAAAGCAAAACTTATCCCAGTAAATGATTCTTTGGAAGACTCCCCTATCGACACACTACCTATTCAGCAAGAAATTGCAGGTGTTGAGGCCCACAATGAAAAGTACAATTACACAAAAAACGGAATAGAAGACCGAAAGTCGAAACGAAAAGAACACGAAGAAGAGATCGCTAGACTTAAGTCTGAGATAGAGCGCGTCCATAAAGAAATAAAAGAAAAAGAAGAGGCAATAGACAATATTAACTCCGACATTTTAAAGGGCAATCAGTGGATTGAAGTAAAAGCAAACCAACCAAAAACCACCGAGGAAGTCGAAGAGCTTAACACCAAGCTACAAACAGCCATCGAAATAAATAAATCGATAGAAGACAACAAAAAGGCTATTCAGATTAGAGAGGAATATCAAGAAGCAGAGAAGCAAGCTAAAGATGCTGATGCCTTAGTAAAGACTATTGAGCAGGAGAAAACAGACTTAATCAAGTCCGCTAAGCTTCCTGTAGGTTTTGATTTCTCTGATGACGGTATCACCTATCTAGGTCACGCTTTTACAAAAGAACAATTAAGCAGCTCAGCTATTTACATTGCGGCATTAAAGCTTGCATCACTTAATATTGGAGAAGTTAAAACACTTCACTTCGACGCTTCCTACCTAGATAAAAATAGTTTGGAGGAGATTGAAACTTGGGCGACAACAAATAATCTTCAATTGCTGATAGAGAGACCAGATTTTGAAGGCGGAGAAATTGAGTATCACTTGTTAAATGATGCTATCTGACAAGCTATTGAAGTATTACATGTGTACGATTGTTCCAATAGTTCGCCAAGGACTTATTGATATAGGAATTCCGCAATCTGAAGTGAGCCCAAAGGAGATCGTACACATGTACCTTCGAGAAAGATTTTGCCCACCTATTGAAATCTGGAGTGATAAGTACAATCGTTATATAATACAACCAAGGTCGGTAAACAACCTTAACAACACTCAATTTTTTTTATTCAAGGAAGATATACAGAGGTGGGCGGTAGAGTTCCTTAATGTTTACATTCCAGATCCTAATCAAAAAGTATCTACTTTTTTAATTACCCCATTAAAATGCGAATAAAGAAAATGATAAATCCAGTCGTAGCTGCAGCTGAGGTTGCACGACAAAAGCACCTCCAAGAAGCAAGAGAAGCCCTAAGGGAAAATGTTAAGTTACACCTATCCTTAGCAGATGTGTCTATAGAGCTGATAAGAACATGCTTCACCATCGGCCTAAAGGACTTAAAAAGTCCCGAAATATCCACTAAAGTGGGCGCTACAATACAAACAGTCGAAGGGGCTTTTAAACGTCTCAGAAGCCACGTAAAACCTTTCATTGGTATAGACCCAAACTACGAAGATTTAATGCAAGGAGAGCACGCATACGAAGTGTACAGGTTAATGAAAAATCTTGCATTCACCAATACAGAACACCTAAGAAAATTTAACGATGGAGTAGAACAACAAAACCTAGCATCAAATGGAAAATAGAAATCAATTCAGAACGCCTGCTCAAAAAAGGGCAGACAAACAGACTTTGTATAGATCAAGTCTAGACAAAGAACGTCCTTACCGAATAGTCGCTCCAACCCACAGTTTAGAAGTGTGCCGGCTATCTACGGAAAAAGAAGCAAGGAAGTATTTCAATGCGGTTTCAAACCAAGGGCATCAATGCATTTTATCTTTTATTGATACCAGTCTTATGACAATTAAAGTCCTTGCATACAGCCCTTGCAAAATTTACAATAACAGGAGGTAACTATGGCACAAGAGAAGAAAGCATTCGTTGTCTACGCCGATTGGGAGTCTCAATTTGATTTGCTTTCAGATGAAGAAGCCGGAAAGCTTATCAAGCATATATTTTCTTACGTCAACGACAAAGACCCAGAATTTAGCAAAGATGAACGTCTATTAACAATGGCGTTTGAGCCTATTAAAAAGCAGCTAAAGAGAGACTTAAAGAAGTATGAAACCATAAAAATAAAGAGAGCAGAGGCAGGCAAAAAATCGGCAGAATTGCGCGCAAATCAAGCTCAACAAATGTCAACAAGTGTTGATTTTGTTAACCACATTTCAACAAACGGCAACACGTCTCAACAAGCTTCAACAAATTCAACTGTAACAGATACAGTAATAGTTAAAGATACAGTAACAGGTATAGTAACAGATACAGTAAAAGATACAGATAGTGTGATAAACAATATAGGGGATTCTCGCACACAAAATTTTTATCCAACCTTCGATAAACAGCCAATTGATTCTTTAAAAAAAAATTGCGCAGGCCATTCGACTTGGCTCGATCAGATTGGAATGAAAAACAATCTTTCGAGAGACCAAACCTTGGAATGGTTCGACGCATTCGCGCTGCATCTTGGAGCTTCAGGAAAAATCGAAGAAACCGAACAGGAGTTTAAGAGATATTGTGCGTCTTGGATAGCGTCGGAAATCAGGCAGGGACGCTCCCCCATTACCAAACCACCGGATACAAAGCAAAACGGAAAGATAGACGCCAGGACCGCAATGCAACAATCAATTTTGAAAAAGTATGGAAAACAAGCTAACTAAATACCAGTCGGTGCATACCAGTGTGTCTATGCTATCACAGGCACTGCAGTCGGAAAAGATATGCAACGTACCAAAACTTGAGCTTGACAAGATTTTGCTTACAGCTGTTCACAAGGCTTTCAGCGACAAAGGACAGAGGATAGATCCGGTTGATATGGACTATATCGTGGACAACCTTGCAGACTCTGTCCTATTCGCGTGTCCATTTGTTCGAATTGAAGAAATACCCATTGCAGTACAAAAAGGAATATTAGGCGATTACGGCGAGTATTTTGGCTTAAACGTATCTACATTCACAAACTTTGTAAAACTTCATTACGCTAGCTCAAACAGGGCAAATTTAGCAAAGCAATCAATAGTCAGCACTACGAAAGTTTACGAACCGACGGAATCGGAGATTTTGGAGCGTGACAAAGACCTGTTGATACAGTCTTTTGAATGGTTCAAATCAAAAGGTTTTTTCGAGGATCATGGCAACTATATCTACAAGATTGCAGCTAAAAAACTTGGAGTACTTAGGGTTTCTGACGAAAGGCAAAAAGAGTACTTAAACCTCGGTAAGACAAAAGCTGTTGAGAAGCTTAGGAATGACCTACTGCAACGCCCTATGGAGAGGCAGAAAATCGGAACAATGATAGTCGAGGCAACAGAGTTAAAATCCGGCACCGACGGCATAAAACTAGTTTACAAAGAAGCACTACAAATCGCACTAATAAACTGGTTTAAAGAGCTATTAGAATTTGGGACAGAAATAAAAGACTTACTAACAGACCAATAAAAATGAAAGAAAAAGACATCACAAAAGTACATGTCTGCATCTACGGGCATGAAATGCTGAAGGAAGTAATTACTCGTCTTCGCAAGAACAGCATTCCCTTTGACAGAGAGATACACTACGATTTTCTTTGCCATGATAACAGCTATTTAGTATTTGACGAAGAGGCAAAGGTAGTCCAGGATCCGACACCAAATCACAGCATCGAGGTGGACCTTAACACATTCTTTGAAATCCTATTGTACAATGATCAGGAAATCCCAAAGAATGAAGCAAGTGCTAATCCCATACAAATTGGAACATGGGTAAAGTCAATAAATCAGGAGGGCAACATGGTGATCGGTGTTGTTACCGAAATCGGGGATTTTACACTAAGCATTAGCAATATGATATTTTACCCCAACATGGTAGAGCCGTTAGGCCCCTCTGATCTACACACCATACTACACGAAATAACCTCTAGCAAATGGTGTACGTAGATATCAAACCATTATCGGTTAATGAAGCATGGCAGGGTAAACGGTTCAAGACACCCAAGTACAAAAAGTATGAAAGAGACTTGCTTTTTTTACTACCAAAAATAACTATCCCTCCCCCACCTTATCGCGTAACCTATGAGTTTGGATTATCGTCAAAATTGGCAGACTGGGACAACCCTGTAAAACCTGCTCAGGACGTCCTACAAAAGAAATATGGGTTTAATGACAGGGATATTATTGAAGGTCATGTGTTCACAAAATTGACCAAAAAAGGTCAGGAGTATTTTAAATTTTTAATTGAAACAGTATGTTGACACTCTTAAAAAACCTACAATTTATATTCAGGCCATCATTTTGGTTCATGAATGAACCCTATTGCCCTATACACGATATGAGGATAAACAAACTAATGGATAAACATAAGTTTACAAACCATAATAAATTCGGGGCGTATCTTGGTGATACTGATATATGGATGGCAAACTACCCTTACGCAGTGGGTATTTATGAACTTCATAACGTGTCTAGACCGTCAAGATTGACCATTATTAGAATGAGAAAAAAGGCCTCTGAAGATTTATCAATGGAAGATGATTAAGCGAAAAACAGCCGAGTGTATCGAATGCGGTAACACAAGGCTTATCTACTCAAAAAAGATGTGCGGTTATTGTTACCAAAAGCAAAGAAAGAAAACACCCCTACCCCAGCCAAAAAAACAGATAGCAAAATTTTCCAAGAAGTCACTTGACAATCTTAAGCGATACAGAACACTAAGGGACAAATACCTATTGGAAAATCCTATATGTCAATACCCGGGATGCAAAAGTAGCGAGGTAACACTACATCACAAAAAAGGTCGAATAGGCGCTTACTTAACGGATAAGCGCTTTTTTTCTGCCCTTTGCTGGCCACATCACCAACACATAGAAACCCATCCCGACGAAGCTAAAAGAATTGGGCTTTCAATTTCACGATTAACTAAATCTTAAAAACCCACTATAATGAAAACAACAATAAACTACAATGGTAAGGACGTACAGATAGACCTTACACCAGCACAAATTGCAGAAGCAAAAAAGCAATCAATCAGCTACACGGACATCAAATGCTTACAGGACGCACTAGACTATATCGGTGAATCTCTCGATAGCTTCAACAATAGAACACAATTCGATGACGACGCACAAAAAGCCTACAAAGAACTTGAAGTAATTGTGTTGGCAATACGTCAAGGCAATGAACTTGGTGAAAGATGGTATTACCCATGGTTTAATTCGAAATCTTCGTCGTCCGGTTTTTCGTACCGCGGCTACAACGACGACTCTGCGTTTTCGCTTGTCGGTTCCCGCCTCTGTGTTGAAAATTCAGACAAAGCAAAATACTTGGGAAAACAGTTTTTAGAAACATACGATCGGTATATAAACGCTGATAAATTGGCTGTAAAAGACCCTGAAACTCCACTGGTAAATCCAACAAAAACTTTTGCATCCTACACCGATATCAAGACTTTTGAAGATGCCTGTATCGTGGTAGGAATAGACCATTTAAAATTTTCCGAAACTAATAAGAACCTATCGCCGGACACTTATGCTTATGAGCAACTTAAAGTTATCAGCAAAGCTCTAAACGGTGGAAACCACATGGATTACACTGACACAGGTGTAACCAAATATTACCCGTATTTCAATTCGGTTGGTTCGTCGTCCGGTTTTTCGTACTGCGACTACAGCTTCGGCTTTACGCTTTCGGCTGTCGGTTCCCGCCTCACATATCGCACTAGTGATATCGCAAAATATGCAGGTAATCAATTTTTAGACATCTACAACAAATACATAAACTAACCTTTCAAATCAAACACAAATGAAAAATATAGAATCATTCGAAAGTGCAGCACAACACTTAGGTATTGACCCAACCAAACTACCAGATGTCTCCATGTTACCAGAAGCATCACAAAAAGCAGTAGTCGCGTTTTACAAAATATCCATTATTAGCCAAGCTTCTTGGGATGGTATTACAATAGACTGGTACAACTGGGATCAGCGAAAATACTACCCTTGGTTTGATATGTCAGCGGATAAGGTTGGTTCGTCGTCCGGTTTTTCGTACGACGACTGCCTCTACGACGTTACGCCTTCGTTTGTCGGTTCCCGCCTCGTATATCCATCTAGTGAGGTAGCAAAATACGTAGGAAAAAACCACATAGAGCTATACCGTGATCTAATGGTTATCGACTAAAAACAAAAGGTGTCCATCCATTGACGCTGAGTTGGTTCGTCGTCCAGTTTTTCGTACAACGACTACAACTACGACAATACGAATTCGAATGTCAGTTCCCATATCTGTAAAAATATCTATGGATGGCACCTTGCTCGCATAGCAAAAAAACACATGTTAAAAAGGGCGTTGGTAGGCATAAACCGAAAGCGACCGAAAAAACAGAGGCTAAAAATGAAAAGACACAGAAACCTTTACGAAAGGATAATTGATATTCAAAACATATACCTAGCCGACGCATTAGCTAGCAAAGGGAAAAAGAATCAATACAGCATTGCTAACCATATGCTGCAACAGGACATGAACATTTTTAAGCTTCAAAATGATTTGATCAATAAGACGTTCGTTACATCCAAATATTCAATCTTCAAAGTTTTCGAACCGAAAGAGCGTGAGGTATACCGTTTGCCTTATTACCCCGATCGTATAGTACACCACGCCATCATGAATGTATTAGAACCTATTTTCGTCTCAACTTTCACTACCGATAGTTACAACTGCATTAAAGGAATGGGGCTGCATAAGGCTTCTCGTAACTTATCCAAGTCACTCAAAAACGAAGAGGAAACACGGTATTGCTTGAAATTGGATATTAGAAAATTTTATCCTAGCGTCGACCATGACATACTAAAACAATTATTAAGAAAAAAGTTCAAGGACAATGATCTGCTTTGGCTGCTTGATGAAATTATAGACAGTGCTCCTGGCCTTCCAATAGGAAACTATCTAAGTCAATATTTTGCTAATTTTTATCTGACATATTTTGACCATTGGGTCAAAGAAATTTTAAAGGTTAAATACTACTTCAGATATGCTGATGATATCGTAATACTGGCAGGAGAAAAAGACACTTTGCATCGGTACCTAAGGCTTATATCGGAATATTTAAAGGTCAATCTAAAGCTGGAAGTAAAGAAAAATTATCAAGTTTTCCCAGTGTCATCTAGAGGCATTGACTTTCTTGGCTATGTTCATTTTAACAGCCATCGCTTACTACGTAAAACGATCAAGAAACGGTTTATTAAGGCCGTAAGACAAAAAGCCCCAGCTGCATCGATAGCAAGTTATCATGGATGGCTTAAACATGCCAACTGTAAACACCTAACCAAAAAGTACATCAACATTGAGAAAGTTCAGTGATTTCAATATCGTCATAGAATCCAAGGGATTTGTTGGCGACAAAATTAAAATTTCAAAGATCCTAAATAGAATCATCACGGTTCATTCACACAAGTTAGAAGATTCAAAGCATTTCAAAAATGATTGTTTGCATCTACAAATCGAGCTAAATGGACAAATGTATGTGTGCTTCTCAGGTTCTAAAACATTAATCGAACAAATTAAACAAGTACCTCAATCTTCGTTTCCATTTGAAACAACGATAGAATCGGATAACGACAGGTACATCTTTAGATAATTAGCCATGCCCAACTACACCTACCCTATCCACATCCGTGTCCAGGCAATTGAATCTGTAACCTCGGGAGTATCCTTTGTAGATGTTGCTCGCTTTATTGGATGTAGTCGAAAGACAGTAGCCAAGTGGTACGCAGATTACCGCGGGTACCTCGGTAAGGAAGGTGTGCCGGTAACCATGCAGTCGAAGATTAACACGGAATTTGGTGATAAACAAGAATAACACAGTAAACAATGATAATACTAACCCTTGCCCTCATCTCCAGCATTAGGTTGTTGAGGGCGCAAATTGATTGGAAATGAAAGGAACAGAACAATTTCAATTAGTAATACAAAACCATCTTACCAGCATGGCTGCTCAAGACCTGGCTTTTGCTAAAAAACTAGATAATCCCAGCAAGAAAATTGAGGATTGCATTACATACATTTTAAATACAGTTCATAAAAGTGGATGTAACGGATTTGCTGACAACGAAATATTCGGTATGGCAATGCACTACTACGACGAGAAAACTATCGATGTAGGCAAGCCCATATCAGCTAGTATTGTTGTTAATCACACTGATTTTAAAGGTAAAAGAGTTGCTGTTCCTCAAAAAACTAAACGTGTCGGTAAAGCAACACCCAAATCGGATGTGATTATTTCCCCGAATCAATTAACTATGTTTTAGCCATGAAACCAAGAACCAAAGTACAATTTAAGATAGTGGGATTGAGTAACGAATTACCCCCGATATCTAAAGAACAAAAGGAGTATGCGTTTTCAAAAGTCTTACATCATATTGGAGCACGTACAAAAAAGGGAATCACATGTCTAGACTGTGGAGAATTTTGGCAAGATTCCACAAAAGTTAAAAAATCTAAATGTCCACATTGCGGACAAGTGTTAGATATCCAAATTACAAGAAGGAAAACACTCAGTCAAACAAAGCACATGGTTATCCTTGATGTGGTGGGCGATTATCAGGTTGCCAGAACTATACGCGTTCAATCCCATAAAAGAGCTGATGGTCCTGCCAAGTTTTCCGCATTTGAAATCTATCAGCATTGGTTTTCAGAACATGAGGCTCCACATATAATTGCAAGGCAACGGAATTCCTTTTTTAACAACGATACATTTACTGGTGAATTAGAAATTCGCAGTCAGAAAATTGCATATGATTATAGGAACGTAACAGATAAAGTCTATCCTAAATACAAAGTTCAACCAAAATATGTAAAACTAGGATTTAAAGGATCTCTACACTGGGTATCGTCATATACCTTCTTTACATCGTTACCCAATAATAATCGAGCAGAAACACTATTAAAATCGAAACAACCCGAATTGTTTTGGTCAGAAATGACCCGAAACACAAATGGAGCACATCGTTTTTGGAACTCAATTAAGATAGCGATAAGAAACAGATATAAGGTTACTGATGCAAGTATGTGGTATGACTATCTTGAATTGCTCGATAGGTACAAAAAGGATTTGCGTAGTCCTAAATACGTTTGCCCTAAGAATCTTAAAAAGGAGCATGATATCCTTGTTTCCAAAAGACGTAAAGAAATCGATGCAATGTCCCGCCAGAGAGCAAGAGAAGAAGCTGAACGCAAGACCAATGAATTGCGCAAAAAGATTGACCGTATCGGCGAAGAAACTCTACAATACATGGAACACAAGAGTGTCTTCTTCGGACTAAAGTTTTCTCGAAAAAACATTACGATCAAAGTACTTGAAGACGTGAAAGAGTTTCTACAGGAAGGTGACGCACATGGCCATTGTGTCTTTGTTAACGAATATTACAAAAAAGCCGATTCTCTTATCCTATCAGCAAAAATTAATGGGAAGCCAGTCGAGACTGTTGAAGTGTCACTTACTAGTTTTCAAGTGGTTCAGAGCAGAGGTCTTAATAACCTAGCAACTGAGTATAATAGAGACATTGTTAACCTGGTAAACAGTAACATGAACCTTATTAAACAAAGGTTCAATCAAATCGCTGTTTAACAACCTAAAACCTCTCGATGTATAGGGAATCGAAGAAAGAGAATGTGTCAAAAACTTGTTAAATAGCTCTGTTCTCTATCCGGATCGTAAGGATTCTCCTCCATAGATTCAGCATCCATCGAAATTATGTTTTTTCCGTTAAATGACATGAAATCCTGCTTATAATTATTCCCAAATTTGTCTGAATAAAAAATAGTAATTACAAATTCAGTTAATGGACTTGAAGGTATCTTAAAGAAGGTTTCAATTAGTAAACTTGTTCCCATGGGTAAATATTTAAAATGTTGATCTTCCAATAAACTACGAATTACCACATCCCTAGTACTTTTGTTTATTAGGACCACATTATAGGCAGTATTATTACGTACCATGATAACCAAATTATTATTTTCAATTTTTAATTCTACAAATGGTTTAATTTCAGCTATAAATCGAGATTGCTCTATTTCCGTTGTTTTTCGCTGTTCTCTAAATGTCTTAACCAAGTAAAACGCGGTAAAGCCAGTTACAACAGTCATACACCAATCAGCTGCATTTCCCCAAACTCCCGAGTCAAACGGGAACTTAAACAAGTCACTTTTACCGTAAAAAACAATAAATGATATGCAAAACAGCAATAAAATAACGATCAAAGTATAAAATAGTGGTCTATTCTCTTTATAGAAATCCTTCATATAATGGTGGTTAATTTATCACAAAACAACAAAATATTATGAAACTAACAAAACAACAGCGCATCGACCTTTACAACAAGTATGAGGGTCGATGCGCATATTGTGGTGTAGAATTGCCCGAACGTTGGCATGCCGACCACATAGAGCCAATTGTACGAGACTGGGTAAAAGGGGGCTGTGAACGTCCGGAAAACAACCGATTGGAAAACCTCAACCCTTCTTGTCCTTCCTGCAACATTATAAAGAATAGCCTGTCGTTAGAATCTTTCCGACAGGTCATAGCGGGATTTATTCCATCTTTAAATAGAGATAGTACACAGTACAAATTCGCGAAGCGTTATAGCTTACTGGAGGAAAGAGATGTTGAGGTTAGGTTTTGGTTTGAATTACAAAGGCGACATGTTTAAACGTCGCCTTCTGTTTTGTTTTTCGTTTTGTTTTTCATTAGACACATGTCTAACGATATCGACTTATTTCTTCTTTGCCAAAAGCTTAGAAAGATAATATGCCGCTACAATAACATTACACAGTAAAGTTATCACAGATAAAACGACGTTAATCATTATTTAAAAATAATCAAAAAAACAATAAGTGCAAATAGACATGATGTACAAGGTAATATTTTGATCGCACCTACAGCATTACTATCGCAATTAATTTTACTCATGGTCAAATATATTGGTTCATGAACAAATATACCCTTTACGATCCGCCTTATCCTTATTTGTATAAATTACACCAAAACAACTCCCCTCAAATCCTCATCCCTAATATTATCCAATGCGTCCTGGATCACAAGTATATTAGGTTCCTTTATTACGGATATTTTCCGCACATCCAATCCTATTAGATAATCCCATACATCCGGCACACTTTCTGGATACCACACCGGATTCTCGTGAGATACTGGATTGTTGGAGGTAAGGATATTATACCCTTTTTCCTTAAGCTGCTCCAAAACTTTATGCGATAACCGAACAAATTGCATGTTTTACTGTTATTCGTTAAAACCAACTCAAAAATTATGTGCTACCACACCGCAAACCCAGGAAAGGGAGAACTTAAAAAACAGTTTCCTACGATGCAAATCGGTTATAATAGCGACCAGATCTACCACGTATCGGGATTTGCTCGCCCCTTCCTTCCGGTTACAATTAACAACAACAGTGATGCAATTGTTTCGGCAAGATGGAAGTTGATACCTTTCTGGGTTAAAACTGAAACTGACGCAGCTAAATACGCTAATACGTTGAACGCTGAAGGAGAAAGCATTTTCGAAAAAGCATCCTATAAACATGCGATTGGGAAAACACGGGGGTTACTTTATGTTAATGGCTTCTACGAGCCTCATAAGGTGAAAGGCCAAAAGGAAACGGACAATTACTATATCTACGCCCCGCAAAAGGAAATATTCACATTAGGAATTGTCTATACGAACTTTACCGATCAAGACACTGGTGATACCTACCCTACCTTTTCCATTATTACGACACCGGCCAATGCTCTATTAGAGGAAATACACAATGAAAAGAAACGGATGCCACTGATCATTCCCTCAGCCGAACGTGATGCATGGTTATTCGCAGAGGGAAAAGCAGAAATACAAAGACTTATTAAGCCCTACAATGGCGAGCTAGGCAGCCACAAAGTATACCGCGTAACCGGAGCACGAGGTGAAGATACAAACAGACCAGATATCCAAGATCCTATTTAGCGTTTTCAACTTCCCGAATCTTTTCAATTGTGGAGTCCATAATATCCTGCACCTTGTGTTGCCACTTACTACATATATCCAGGGCTTGGCTAGGAGTTTTCAGTTTGAACCGCTCAAAAACGTTTATTTCCGTTCGTCTGGGGAATATACTTTCCCAACTATCCAGCATTTCCTGCGGCGTATAAAAGCATCGATTACTTACGCAAAATATCAAGCATTTATTTTGCTTAGCCGTTCTTACGAGAACATCCACCCCATACGGCATCTCTCTTTCTTTATTTAACCAAGCTGGTGTTTCCATGATGCAAATATTACTAATAATTTTAGTAAAATAAGAAATTTAACATTTTAAATGATACATTTGTCGAATGTCAATCGAAGAGTTAAAGAAAGAATTGCTAGGCAAGGAATTTCCAAGTGAAGTGAGAATAGGACCAGATCAGTTGGTTACCAATGTGGAATTGTTTTTGAACACATCATTCCAAATGGCCGCAGCCTGGACAAAGGATATTGAGAAGTGCCCAGCTTATATTCGCTTAGTTAGATTCCATGAAGCTGTAACAAAATAGTAAAGGAATATGTTATGGTAATCCCAAAACGAGAAGGAGCTATCTACTATACTTTAGAGTTTATGTACAATGGCAAACATCGTTCAGTTGAGTTTGAGATAAAGCATAAATTCGGTGATGAAGTTGAGTACATCGTATACTCCAACAATCAACCGACAATGTATTTCTTCCGGAAGATTAAGCGCGAACCATTCTATCTTGCTTACGGATCAATGCAGCAGAATCTATCGGAAACAATTGCTGTAGCTTGTGAGGAAGATTACAAGAGTAGATTTTAAAGTAAAAGCCCCTGATTTGGGGCTTTTTTAATTTACGGAAACCCGTAATAATACATGCTTTCCAGTCCTTACCTTCCAATATTTATTATGAGAAATATACTACTACTATTCATGTTGTTAGGACTAGGTCTTAGCTCGTGTAGAAAAGACATTGACAGTTCGAAACCCAATGAAACCTTGTCTAAAGATAAATTAATATCTCTTAACGACGCTATACAAATGGAAAAGGAAAAAATGAATATCGCAAAATATTCATGGGATAAATCACAATATACCGGCCTTCAAAAGCTTGCTACAACAAGTATAACTCCTACCAATGCCACGAATTGCCCCTCATATCCTGAAATCATCAATTTCCGTGAAAACAATGCAATATACAACAACGCGAAAGACTCTCTACATGGAAGCGGCCTTGCGTTAAGGTACAAATTTAAGAAGGGAAAAACTTATATAATAAAATTTTGGCACAGTAAAGTGAATTCGTACAATATGGACGATGGTCTACCTGCCATACAAACATTTCCAAAATTGCAGGTAGGTTTAGCAAATGACAGTAATTTTCCAACAACATGCTCTAATTTTGTAAATCAATCATCATTAAATATTCCTTATAGTAATGTACCTGATGTAGCCGGACAAAACAGGAATACGAAATCTAATGCTGGGTTTACAGTGAACTCCTCTTCAAGAACAATTACGTTACTTGCTGATGAATGCTATGACTACCTATGGTTTAATGTTCTCCCTGTGGCAGGAAGCTATCATGTGGATATGGGAATCTCCTATCTTGAAATAACAGAATTGGCTCAAAGCTTCTCCTTTTCTAAAAGTGGAGACTTTAACGACCCTAATGGCTCGACCTTTAAAGTCGTTTATAATGGTTTTATTGTAGACCATCCATTTGAATGGACAACTACTGGAAATTTGATTATATCAGGAAGTAATGTCGGTAATTCAGTACAAGTAAAGGTGGTAGACCAAGGTATACCAAACGGTAAGGTAATGGCTTCAATACCTGGATGTGGTTTGTTTTCCGAACAAACTTTTGAACCATGCAAAAACTCTACTTCAATAAACGGCCCTTCATCAATGATCTATAACTCTTCTGTTACTTTAAATGGAAGTTACGATCCTAACTATACTTATTCATGGGAAGTCAATGGTTTACCTACAGGAAGTACTGTTTCATCATTAACTGCACAATCATTGACAATTCAATTACCACAAAAATCAATCAATGATCCAGATACAGGATACTTTACTGCTTATCTAACCATTACAGGGCCTTGTGGTCAAAGTCTTCCTGTAGCTCATATCGTAAACTATTCACGCTTTGCGGGAGGTGGTGACGGAGACACGGGACCAGAATAGAGGTGTCTAAGAAATAAGCAAAAAGCCACTATCATTAGTGGCTTTTACTATTCCTACACCCCAACTACTCTCACAATGTTGCTTTCCTTAATGACGGCAACAAGGATCGGCCTGTCTTCATGCACAGGCACGGTGACAAAGTCTCCATCCTCACCTTCTATTTGTTCTGTTCCAACTTCGACTGGCTCCATGCCTCTATAGAACTTGTTTCCATCCCTTGAGTCGTAGTACAGGTGTGTCTTAGGGTATCCGTCCGTATCTATTACGGGGGTAATTGTTTCTACCTCTATTAAGGCATTACGTTCATTGGTATTGGTTCCCATTGTGTAGCTGATTTTTTTATATACTTAATTTTGTTTGTAATACTCCTTACCTCTGAATTTATGGCAATGGATGGATACATCGCGTTAAGAGTTGCGTTAGTCTCTGTCGAGGTTAATGCGTTATTGGTTATGCCTTGGTACTGCCCCAATGTAACCGGATTTCCTACTGCATTAGCATCGCTAACCGCGAATGTGCCACTACTACCCCGGTAAGCTAGCGAGAAATTTGTTGCAGCTGCTGTAAATGCAACCATTTCATAAGTATCGGAACCCGATGCTTTAACGGATACGTTACTTACTGCCGTCAGACCATTGTCACTTGGACGTGGCCTTCTCCCGACGTTACCTTCAGCAGAACCTACCAGAAACATACCGTTACCTAATAACGGTGCCCTTTGATTTACGAAGTCAACTGTGGCCCCTCCGCCGCCACCCCCACCGCGTTTAAAAGAACTTAGCTTACTAGCAAGCTCACCTAATGTCGCAGAAGCAACACCGTCTACTGTCGTACTGACTGGTAGATTAAAGCTGATAGCAGTACCCAGCGCTGCAAGCTGCACGACTTCTGCCTGTTCGGTGGCCGTTTGCTGTCCTTTAGGGATTGTACGTGCTACTTTCCCATTCGAAAGAACATTTATACTCCCCTCATTTGTTACAATTTCATACATATTTACCTCCTATTTTTTACGTTTAATTCCCAAATAATACATTACGCCTAAGACTACGATCAATACTGCTATTGCACCAAATATAATTCCTTGGCCGGATGGCTCCGCTTTCTTTTCAGTGGTTTTTACAACGGCTGTACTACTCCCCTTTTCTGATACTGTCGATGTAACGTTGCTATCAACTGTGGAAGTACTGGCAACGGTCTCCTTTTCTTTCCCTTTTTGCCCTGTTTTTATCTTACCCTTATAGCTCACACCTCCTTTTGCGGAAACATTCCCTGCAGCATCAACGTGCACCTCATCGGCTGTAATATCATGCTCTCCATCACTATACGACAGCCGATCGACTTCCCGTGTTTCCAAAGTGGACAATGTAGAATGTACTTCGCCCTTCACCTCCTCCTTTAGCTCCATACTATAACCAGCCTTACTGGAAAAGCTGGTCTTTTCGGTGCGTTTGAATAATCCGCAGGAGCTAATTAGCCCGCAAATCATTAGGTATAATATCACTCTTGCCATTTTTCTCTAATGTTATCCTTAACAATCTACATTCGTCCTTCAATGCTTCCAGCTCGATCCGTTGCTCCTCGAATAGATTCTTGAAGTTTTCGTATTCTTGTCGCATCGCCTTTAGTGCCTTTTGACAGGTGTTTTCGTTTTCAAGTGCAATACGGAGCTTCTCCTTGTACTGAAGTATTACTTCGTCAGCCGCAAGTAATTGCTTTTCCAATCTTTCCGCAATATCCTCGGACATCTCCAGCACCTTTTTAGCATTATCGACTATCCCACCGTCGTTTTCTATCTTCTCCTTTGGCTTGCTCCGGTACCAGAACCACAATGCGGATATTACAGCAACCCCACCGCCCCATAAGTTGGGTAAAACATGTTCTTGTAGAAATTCATTCATACTACTTCATAAAATATAGTTTAGCTTCTTCCTTTCTTCTTCGTGTAAGCCCAGCAAATACCTTTCCCCCTGCCAAGTTCCACTTAACGAACTCAGTCGCGATGGATGGATCGTTAGGGTTTGAGTTAACCTTCTTCAAAAGAGTGGATTTACCCAGGTTTGCACCTCCTAAATTGTATGTAAAGCTTACAAGTGCATCGAATTGGTTTTGTGTCAGCGGCTTCTTCACCAGCCGGAGCACATCCTTTTCATAGGTTTGTGTTAGCAACTGTGCGAGCATATCACTGGCTTGCTTTTCCGTCAAAGCCGCATCTTGCATCGTTACCTTTTTTCCATCCGGGTACTTTATTACACCGTAGCCTATCGTTGGAATTCCGATAGGATCCTTGTACGGCTTTGGAAAGAAGCCCTCAAACTTCTTGATCAGTGATAATCCTTTTTTTCCTGTTTTCATGACTTTACCAAATACTTAACCGCTATTGTTAATAACTCCGTCGGTATCGGCTCCCGTGTAGCGATTGCCCGTTCGAACTGCTCGGGAGTAAGGAAAGCGATATCGATTCCGCTTTCCTCGTTGCCCTTTGCCTGCAACTCCATCTCTACCTTCGCGAATAACTTGTGCTCGGGCGAGATGTCATAACGCCCGTTAGCTGTCTTGATCTTGTTTGCAGCGAATACTCCGTTGTACTTTACCTGCGCGGCCTGTGTTGCTGCGTCTATCTTCGAATCAGCATCGGCAACTGCTTTAATCTCACCGTAAGTGCTGAATTGCATTGCGTACAAAGCCGCTTTTACCGCTTGTAGTTCCTTATTCTTCATTGTTTTCCTCCTCTTTAATGTCTCCGTAAGTCTTGAATAACGGCTCGACAAGGTCGTACACCTGACGTACTACAGCCAGTACATCCGCTGGAAGTTCTCCACCAGTTTGACCATCGGCTGTGTTGAGAATGTTACTATCGAATGTGATATTACCGTTTTCCCCTTGAACCGGTAGAGGGTTGCCCTTTAAATCGAGCTGCTCAATTTTGTACGAAAGTGCAGCGTATCCCGTTTCAGGGTTTACTGTAAATCCTGTTAACTTCTTTTGTTGTTGCAATCCCGTAACCTCGTTAGGGCTGTGCGTTGCTATTATGTTCTTTTTCATTTTTTTTATAACCAAAAAGTATATCGTTGTAATTGCATCCCATCTGTTCCTATCGTAATAACCTCCCCTTGATTTGGTTCTATAGGTATACCTCCACCAGTATTTACTCTGTTTAGTTTACCGTAACAACCTGATGCCTTAGGGTTCGTAAATGTTGGGTGAGGATATTCTTGATAATTTTCAAACCATGCTGGCTCGTAGATAGATTCCCACATCGTTATATTGAGATTATCCCCACCTGCCCTTAGGTTTGCCGCCATAAGGTCCATTGCCGCCCCATCAGTTCCTGGAACGTAGGACACATATATAAAATAGTTTGGTTCTGTTGGCGTAGAGCTACATTTCCAAGATGCAGTAATTAACCCCTGCCCACCAGAAACTAGCCACCAATCAATTTTATCCGAATAGTACCCATCAGCTGCAGGCATTCTAAAGGGTGATGCATAAAGGTATCGTCCCTCCATTAAAGCAGAATCTGTGAAGAATCCTTCGAGGTTTACCGGATTATTGGCCAATACACAGGAGTTCATCGCACGATCGTTGTCGAATGCCAACATTACCTTTTTATCTTCCACAATTACAGAATGTGTGTCTGAGTAATAGGTTCCCTCAGCATTGGTATTAAATGCTCTAAATTGCACCATCTTTTGAACTCCAGTCGGTGTAACATTATTAGCAAGTTTGACAACATTGTGATATGTAGCTGAATTGTTTTCCTGCAAAAAACCATTACTAATATCAACCCATCCTGACCACGTAACGCCATTATCCTCTGACACTCTATAACTAACCCCACAGCTGTCGGTATCTACATAATAAGCTGATTTATACAAGTACGACACATCGATATTGTCAAATTCCAAAGATGTATTTTCAAGAACATCACTTGTTATACCTAACGTATTAAGGCCAGCATCCCAAAACACAACGATGTCCTGTCCGTTATGCTTAGCTCGCATGTAACCATGTCTCGCTGTATTGTGCATGTAGTAGTTAGCAGATCCGACAATGCAGAATCCTGCCCATTTCAATTCTCCATCTTTCCGAGCACGTATGAACCCATCCAGGTAGAACCTAGATTTCAAAGTTTCTACTGTTTCGCTAGAGGAGGTAAGCAGAACTCGTTTCACTGCCTCATTTAAGTTATAGGCAGGTAGTTTATGTGTGTATAGATACCCTGGTGCTGCCATGTTAATTTGTTTCAATAGTTAGATACCATTTACCTGCTTCGGGGTTGCTCGGTGAAGCCGTTGGAAGTATAAATGCTGTCGGCTCGATTACGGGGCAGGTTATTTTGCCTGAAGCGCTGATAAGAGGCGCACTTAAGGTTAGTACAGATGCGCCAATAACTAACTGTTGATAAGCATTACTTGTCCCCCTTCCATATGCTTGTATTACACCCGTATTGCTTGATGTGTCAAAGAAAAATTCAATTCCATCCCCGTTAACTATGTTTGACAAGCCGCCAAACTTCACAAAACTTGTCGTAAAGCTACCTCGGTTTGTCACACTCTGCAGGGTATCCCCACCAGCAGGCATGCCTAGAAATTGGTTGACAGCAGATTGTGAAAACTGATAAGCATATTCATCTCCGTTTACATTATTAAAACCCAATAGTCCATTGATTAGCGCGGGATTAAAGCCAGCTTTCGTCAGTTGGAGACTTATGTATTGAGCATGTATGTAACCACTACCATCTCTCTGAACCATAGTATAAGGCGTGGCGTTAATATCGAATGTAAAATCCCTAGTATCGTAGATACGCCAATCATCTAGGTACATACGTGCATCATGACGCATGTTTAGCACTCTAGCCTCGATTCCCGGCTGATGAAATGCAATACCAGGATACTTAGATGTTGTTCCATTACCCTGAATTTCTAAAGCAGTTTGATTCCATGCGTTACTACTTCCTCCCGTAAAGGTCTTCCTTCCGCTAATAATCTGCGCGCTAAACAAATCCACTGCATCCGTTATCCCATATCCTCCCAATGTTGTAGGTTTAGCTAGGAGTTGCGAGAACTGTGTGTTGTGGGGGTTGCCTTGCGTACCTGTGTGCACGTATGCCGTGTTCCAATTTGTGGAATTACCACCCGTAGCAGTAATAATCCCGTTAACATCTAGTTCTGTTGATGGGATTTTCGTATTAACTCCAAGTTTTCTAGTCGTAATAGCAATATCTAATGAATTCTCTCTAGTTATAGAAGAATTTTCCAACTTAAAACCCTCCCCATTGCCTGCTGACACAAAAATATCTCTGTTTGCCTGATTCCCCCTATCCGTCACACTCTGCAACGTATCGCTTTCGGACTTTAAAAAGCCCTGGCTGTTCACCCAGTTCTGTGTAGCAAAAATATCGCTTTCGGACTTTAAAAAGCCCTGGCTGTTCACCCAGTTCTGTGTAGCAAAACCCTGTGTTAATACCCAGGACATTGTTGCATAAGCGGCAAGGCTCTGCTCGTTTCTTCCTCTGAACTTCCCTACAGTAGAATCCCAGTAGACAAGCTGACCATTCTGTATATTGGATAAATCAGCATCTTGCGCCTGCTTGATATAGAAGTCCATTCCCGGCTCCGGATCTACTCCCCCAGCTGCTGTTTGGCTATACGATATGTAAGCCATGTCGCTCTTCATCTCTCCTGCAGGAGGTGGAGTTGTGGGGATACCGAGTAAGTGGGTGTTGTGGGTACCTCTTGTCTCCATTGAAAGGGTAGTCTTGTTGCCCTGCTCTGTAACTGACTGTAGGTCTTGCGGTGTGGCTGAAGCTGAACCTCCAGGAGTAATGACCGAAACACCATTCACCCCTTTGATACCGTCGTTTTCCCCTGCTAGATAACCGAATATGATAATTGAAGATTGAACAGGTGCTATAAGACATTCCGCGATAACTAATTCTACCTCTTTACGCAGATAATTGACTTCATAGGATAGGACCATGTAGTTTTGACCGCAAACCGAAATAAGGGAATGCAAAGCTATAGCTACCGGAGATTCCGTATTGATTGAAAGCTTATAATGCGACTTTCCGTTTGACCTACTGATCTGCTTAATAGTTTGCACTATCTGATAATCCTTTGCCTCTGATCTAAAGTTCCAGTTTGCCGTTAACACTCCATTTGAAGCATGCATTATGGAATTAAGGGAGCTGGTATTTGCCATTCGAATACCTCCTGCTGCCCCTCGAGATATTGGAACAAAATCGTTGAAGATTGCCGTTTGAGCGTCTACCTTATACGAGTAGGTTCCTGCTATGGAGGATTGAAATATTATACCCTTTATCTGCCCTGCATTCTGTGTGGCAAATTCAAGCGATATGTTCTTGAGGTTTGTTTGGTATGGACGTCCATTAGGTCTGTTTACACCATAAATACGTACAAATACTTCAGTTGTCACTCCGCGACTATCCGCATTAGGAATCAATCCTTCGACATTAAAGGTCATCTCTATAGCATCACCTCCCCACACTGCACCTTCACGCATTTCCTGTTTGAGATGGAAAGCTAAAAAAGCATTAGTCGTTACTGAAGTTATGTCATATCTAGAAAATGACCCTTCACCGGATAAAGAATAAAAATAACTAACACCGCTAGTTCCTGTAACTTTTGCAATAACCATAGCGTATACAACGCTATCATCGGCTCCTCTTAACGTTATCGTTAGGCGCGCTTTATTATCAGTGCCTGGAACAGTTACTGGATCACTCTCCATATGTGGTTGATTAACATTTAATGAATCGACACCACTTGTATTTTGAAGCAATGAAGGGACAGAAACCGTCAATGTCTCCGTCTCAACATTTACTCCTGTTGCTGTATTGTATTTTTTAGGATCTACCGTTGTACTTCCGACAACATATCCGTTCCTATTGTTCCAGTTTGGAAAAGCTCCACCAGCAAAGCCTTGAAACCTTTTATTTTTCAGAAGATTGACGGGAGTTCCATTCTCTGCATAAATTGTAGAAACAGCAAGAACAGGACTTATTTCCTTATACCCTCCCGTATCTACGTTTGCCACATTTCTAACAGGGAAACTGTAAGCTTCCTCACCGATCAAAGTACCAGCAGAATTAAATTTCACCTTACGGCCTGCACCGACTTGGTTTTCTTCCTTGTTTACTATCCACCATTCATTGCCATTCATGTATACGCGGCAAAAGAACTGGGCCATTATAGACTTAAGGGTGTCGTACATCGATACAGATCTTCCCGAAGCATCAAATAACCTATCTTTCCATACATACGTATCTTGTAACAGGTTAGCGGACCGCCCAACAGGCGCTACCCATTCGTCACACGTAAAGTTTGCAACGACATTGATATTCAGAGACAGTCCGGTGCTTGATAGGACCTGCGAAATTATGCTGATAAAAGAAGCTGAACCCTCTTGGTATACGAAACCAGCCTCTTTTAATGACGGTGTTCTATCTGTAGCAGTAAATTCAACTACAGAGTTTCCATCTATATCCGATGTATACAGATCGGGGACAATAAATAATTGGCAATCTAGAACACCACCTATATAGTGCTTTACAAGGAACCTTGTTTCGCTACTATTGAGCATCGAATCAATATTTAGGTTCGCATCTTCGTATAGATTAAACGATGCAGATGTTGTCTGCACCTCCGTGAGTTTATTCCCGTCTTCATTCCTGGTTATTTTGGTGAATGGATTACCAGCAGATGAAACGGCAAACGCGGCGCCAGTATAGTCCTTATCGAGTATCTCCAATCTGTACTGGATATTATCCCGATCGCAGTAATCCAAGTAATATTTTAATCCGTATGCCATTAAGAAGTTCGTTTTACTGTTGTATTTTCTCGATCAAGCACTAGCTTTAGGCTCTTACCTTCAGCTGTCAAAGTGCCCGAAATATCTATTGCCATTTCCTTTCTGCTCGAAATAGGATTGTAGGTTGATGTGATTCCTGAAGCATTATAACCGCCCCCCGATGCTTTACCCATACTACCACCAAGGTTTTTCGCTCCGGCGCTGAACATCGAGCCGATAGCCACAAGAGCAGCTCCGGCGGCCAATGCAACGTAAGGATTAAGTGTTTTTAGTGATTCTTGAACCGCCAATATCCCTAGACCTGCCTCAATAGCCATTTTTCCAAGTGAGGTAAGGACCGAACCAAGGCTACTTAAAAGGGATTTACCAACAGCATCGATAAAACCACCTCCTTCAATTAGAGTTGTTCCAATAGCGGAAGCCATATCTGCTATACCGTTACTAAGACCACTCTGTAGCACTTGCTGTATATCTGCGTTAACTTTTGCTAAGGCCTTTTTTGATTTTGCACCTAGGTTAGAAATAGATTTTGTTGACTTCTTTTCATCTACGGTAAGGGAAACAGGAATATTAAACCCAGTGCTTAATCCTGGTAATGAATCTCCGGTAAGACTTATCGATTTATAACTATCTTTCAGCCTATCCAGTTCTAGTATAGCTTTATCAACCCACTGCTTAGATGCTATGGTTTGAAACTCGGCAACCGACGCCCCCGCTAGTTTAGCATTTGTATCGATTTCTTTAAATGAAGCCGAAAGAACCTTCGATTGTGCTTCGTAAATTCCCCATGACGCGAGTAAATTATCTAATTCAGATCTATAGTCCTTTGTGGCCTTTTTTGCTGCTTCGGTAGTTGGTATTATACTTTTCGTTGCTTCATTTGAAGTATCTTGTAGAGCGGCGTACTCTGCATTACTCTTGTTAAAGGCATCTAGGTCGAATGTAGCTTGCCTTGCGATCTCAGCATAAGCAACATTACTTTTATTAAATGCCTCTTGCTTAGTATTTGCTTTATCGGTAGCTGTCTCAAATCGTCCTATACTGTTGACAAAGTCTTGTGTGGCCTTACCTAGTCCATCGGCGCCAATAAGCTTAAGCCAACTAGCGACAGAAGTACCCATCTTTTTAAATACATCATTTACGATGTTCAGTGCACCGTAGAATGTATCGCTAAATAGCGTACCTATACTGCTCACAATAGCATTGAAATCTCCTTTGATAAAGGCCGTAAACACATTAAGGACATTACTTACCAGGTTTATTGCAAACGACACAACATCTACAACTATATCCCATGCAGCTTTGACGGATGCTGTAACGTCAGCGCCTATCTTATCCCACACATTGGTTATAAACTGCTGTATGCTGTTAAAAATAGATTTCAATGCCCCCCAAAGAGCTTTAGCACCATTGGATATTGAATTCCATAATTTCGCACCAGCACCATTGGAAAAGTATTCCTTTACGGAATCCCAATTCTTTATAATTACGTAAGCCGCTGCTCCGATTGCCGCGACGGCAATACCTATGGGTCCGGTCATTACCGAGAATGCCGCTCCAACTAGTGGCACCAATTTCAAGATACCTCCGAGTGCAACCATGAATGGACCGAGAGCGGCTACAGCACCGCCTATCATCACGATCATGCGCTGCGTTTCAGGAGACATTTCCCGAAATCCGGCAACCATTTCCTTTAAGCGCGTAACAATTGGTGTTATAATCGGCAATAGATTGTTGCCTATCTCTGTGGTAAGGTTTGTAATCTCTGTTCTAAGAGCACGCATTGACCCGCTGGCTCCTTCTGCTTCACGTGCTGCCTGACCTTGTGCGGATCCTGATTGTTCGTATATGAGGGCAAGCGTAGCCGCCTGTTTTGCAGATAGCGACATCTCTTTCCCTTGCTCGACCAATCCTAAAGACAAGGCCTTAGCTTTAACCAAAGCATCGTTCGCCGCCATACCATAGTTGTCCAACATGGTATTGTTACCTTTCAGAGCACCGGTAAGCGCACGGACAGCATCTTGAGTTGTGCCCCCATACATTGCTGTAAGGTCACCAGCTAATTCGATAAGCATGGCACTTTGCTTGCTCGCCTCCTTTTCTGTAAGCCCACCGATATTGACAAGCATTGACCCCATCATATTGGAGTACTCCAGTGCTTCCTTCTTTGCTATACCGAAATATGTAGGTAAGCTATTCGCCCAATCTTTTGTAGCTCCAGACGCATCTTTAAATATCTGATCAACAGCTCCGAGCGCATCCTCAAAATCAGCTGCCATATTATAGGCCGCCACTCCTAAAGCCGTCAATGGCGCCGTTACCCCAATAGATATCGCGCCTCCAATAGCTTGAAAGGTCTGACCGACTTTCGCCACTTTACTCCCAATATCTTGAGAAAACGCATCCATTCTAGCCTGCGCCTTATCAAGGTTGGAGGTAAAGTTGTTTATATCTGCCTGTATGGATGCTACAAAACTCATTTTTCTGTATTTTTTTGATACTGTAAGAACTGCTCCATAAAGACTTTTTTAGCCTCATTGGTAGCTTTACTTATCTTCTTGCTTTCTCCTGTAACAAATTTTTGAAGGCTAACTAACTTTTTTGAGTCGATAGCCATCGATGAGGTAAGGATATGCCAAGCTATGTATTTCGATTTCTTCCAGTCATTGTCATCTATCCTATAGTATGCGTATGACTTTATAATATATTCGCACCAAGGCATATCATAGAACTCATGTAGCCTCAATCCCAGCTCTCCGCACGCAAAGGCTACATGATCTATTTCCCAATTTATTTCCCGACTTTCGCCGTGTTCTTCACTTCCTTTTTTTTTGTGTCTGGGACATCAGTGCCCAGCGAATTAGTAAAGCACTTAATCACTCTCGACACCTCGTCGGAACCTACTCCCCCTACCTCATCAAGCCAATCATAAAATTGATTCACTGAAAATGCGTCCTTGTCCTTAGAAGCTGTAGCATTAACCGCCCCTAGATATACGAGAAGCGGAAAGAATTCAAAAGGGTTATCTGCTATTGCTTTTTGAAGCTCCGACAACTGGTACCCCGACTTTATTAACTGCCCCATTACCCATGATCCAAATGTTAAGGGAGTGGAAACCCCATTCAATGTTATTTCAGTTCTGTTCATGCTATTATGGTGTTAGAGGGTCTGTTTCTGTTGGTTTTTTCTGTACCGTCAAGGTTGCGCTAAATGTTGCATCTTCACCTGCTTGAAAATTGTTGGATAAATCAGAGATAAATCCCTCAAAATAAAGATGACCTATTGCTCCTTGTGACAACCTCCATTTGCTAGCAACTCGTGTACTAGCGTGATCTTCTTGCAACTCTCTTAACTCTCCATAACTCTGTTCTATTGTTGCTCCGCCTACTGCGGTAGTGTCAACAATTTCACCCTCAATCTGAACCGTACGAGTTAAGCTACTAGGAGTTTGCACGGTCTCTCCTCCTGTGCACATATTAACCTTCTCGATCATATTCATTGCTGAACTGAAAGAAGACGATGTTAAACAGCCCACGGGCTTCCATGCGTTACCAACTGCAACGGACAATGTACCTTCGTGTCCTTTGATGTAAGTATTTGTATCTGCCATTTCTTTAGTTATTTACTGTTGTGTTAAAAATTAAAATCTTGCTGAATGATACCGCACTCTTTGTTATCTCGGTATTATTGCGGCTATACACCTTATTCGTATCTTGAAAACTATATCCATTTGCATCTACCAAAGCATGCGTCTTACCCGTTGGCTTGATTCGTTTTTCGATGATCTCTCCGACGTCCTCGGACAATCTCTTGTTTGCCACTCCGGCAGTATTGAATATTGTAACAGCCTTTATGGTCCAATTAGCCTGCTGGCGATAGGAACAGAAGTTTTGCCGTCCTTCAGCCTCCTGCTGGTCCTGAAGGATGATATACACCTTTGCATTTCTAACCGTAGGGATCACAACATTAGGATTGACCACTTCATCAAATACCGGAATCGTAACCCCATCGATAACTACCGATCCTATTGCGGTCAACGCCGCCCGTCTTACTGCTTCCGATATGTTCATTTACGATTTAGTTACTTTGTCCAAAATTGCTTTCAAATCCTTTTCAAACTGTGGAATAGCCGCTTGGTAATTGTTGTATAGGTATGGACTTCCCTGTAGCGTTCCGTCTCCAGTCTTAAAGTACAAGCGCGCTATGGCTTTGATATCTTCCGCGTAATTGGCGAGAATATCCTTAGCACTTAATCCCGTCCCAAACTCGATGTATGCAGCAATCATCACAACCGGATCATCTACACTACCGCCGAACACACCAACCTCACCCTTTAATCCTCCTTTGGTAACCTTTGATGCTAAATGTATTGCGTTCATACTATCCATATTGGCGCGAGACATGTTTTCGCGATCGTAACTTGCCGCATCCAAACCCCTCTGCGCTTTGTGAAGCAATTCCGATACTACCACCCCAACCAAATCCTTTATCTTCTTTACAGTGTCTTTCCTGTACTTCTCAAGATCGCTACTCACAGAATTGAAAACAGCTCCTTTACTAGCCATTACCTTGCTGTCCTATGTCAAATATCCACTCCTTTTGCAGACGCACACTATCGACGTCGGGAGCACTCAAAATCTGATACACAACACCTCTCCACCTGATCAACATCCCCACTACAATAGAAAAACCACTTCTTGCAATCACCTTTACCCGGTAAGCGGTAGGCAATCCCATATACACCTTCTCCAAGTCTCCGCTTTGCTTTAGCTGCTTAATTTGTGCGAACGTAGTTAATAGGGATTCTTCAACAGGGTCATAACCTCCCGCTCCGTCTGGCGTATTTCCAAACTTGATAAACTCTATTTTCTGATCGTATGCGCCTAACTTCATAGCTAAAACATTGGTCTCTTTGAGAATTGTCTAAAGGTGTAAGTAGATGCGTTTACGGCTTCCTTTTGCCCTGCTTCGTCATTGTCTTGTCTACTATCGAAAGAGGTCGCCACGCGATTGAGAACAGCCAATTTTATCGCTGGATTCATAACCTCATAGGTGTCTATAGATTGATTGGAGAAATTACGGCCTGTGATATTCTCAGCGTCGTAATTTGCTGCATCCAAGTAAATAGATAAGATGGTATCAAAATCATCTATCCCCGTAAGGTTCATGTGCGATTTTACTTCTTCGAGTGTAGGTAATGCCATTATTAACAGGTTTTGCAGGGTTCGTCTTTCTTTACCGCTTGTTTCGCTTTTGCTTTTTCTTGTTTTGCAGCTTGTTTAGGCTCTGCCCCCTCTACATATTCCGCTACCCCATTACGCACTAGATAATTAGCTCTACCATCGGAGAATTCACCTACTTGTCCTTTCTTGATGCCGTTTACGTGGTCTTTGATAAATTTTACCTTCTTCATTGTTTTGAGTTTAAAAGAAAGGGTGGGTTTCCCCACCCTACCTTATTATGAGCACATTTACCAGATGTCAATTACGGTGTACCTACCAACTTACCAGACACTAACGCTTTGTTGTTGAAAATTGCTAACGTTGACCGGCCTTCAATACGGAACATTAACTTGTTGCGCTTAGCCAACGCTGCATCTTCGAATAGTCTTAACTCAGGAGCTAATCGAGTAACATAGCTAAGGGCATTCTTGTCGAATGTCAAGAAATCTGCCTTGTCCATTCCTGTGGTTGTAACCACATCAAGACCGCCTACTGATAACTTACCATTACCAAACGATACAGAGCCGTTAGGTAAGTCATACTCTCCTGATCCGTCAGCTTTGTTCAGACCTAAAGAAACTGCTGAACGTGGATTCAACAATGTGTGTGTAGGCTGGTAGAACTCATGAGTATCCTCAACAATTTGCCCCCAACCCGCATCAATGATGCGATCTACAGGATTGTCAAAGGTTCCATTGTAGGCTGTTGCAGCGGCAAGCATACCCTGTACTGGATTTGCGTCAGTTGATCCGTTAAGGATAAACTTATTCTCTGCTGTCTTGTATGAAATAAGCAACTTAGACTGCAAATAAGATGACAACCAAGCGATATCATCAAGCATCTCACGCTCAATGATTACATAACCTGCAATCCATTTGAAAAACGCTGCCTGACTTGTTAGGTCATAATCTACCTGCGGCTTATCAACCGACTTATCAGTCCATAGACCAACTTCTCCCTCACCACCGTTCTCTTTAGGGTAGATAATTGAGTTGCCGGACGATGTTCCACCAGGGATGATATCAGATAGCCATACTCGATTGTATGGGTTAACGATCAACCCAGTACGTACATCCTGAATCCATGGTGTTGCATTAGGGAAGTTGTTCCCAATCGACATATCCCCTACCGCTTTCATAGCGATTGTCAATTCAGGGCTGCCTTTTTTAAAGGATTGGATAGATTCTGCATTTTCTTGGATAGCGTCGGCTAAATGATCGTTAAACGACTTTTCTGTTTTTTCCTGAGGAGTTATTTGACTTGCTTTCTTCACTTGTGCCGACACTTTATCGATACTGGTCTGCATCTCGGCTTTAGCCTCTGCTACTGCTTTTTCTACAGCTTCAGATACAGCTTTGTCTGCATCCTCTTTGGATACATACTCTTTGCCTTCTAGGGCTTTTTTAACTTCTTGCACAACCGTATCTAATACGGCACCTTGCGCTGCTCCCTTGGCAATCTTCTCGATATTCTCCTGAGCCGCTTTTTTGATTTCTTCTTCTGTTGGTTCCATTTGTTATGGTAAAAACTGTGAATAAATTGATTTAATTATCTGTGTCGGCTCAGGTTTCAGAGTGGTGTCGATATTATTATCGCCCGGCTCCTCTTCGAGTGACTTGTTTAAAAATGTTTCAAGTGATTTAAGCACCTCATCACTGAACTTGTGATTATCGTATGCTTTAATGATAATAGACCAAAATGCATCTTGAGTAACATCCTCTAACTGCTGAATCGATTTAACAATTTGAACCATAGAACCTTGATTCGCTTGTTCTTTAGTCAATACCGATACTTCATTGAGCCTGTACTCCATGACCTCAGCTCTGTTTTTTGGATTTCTTTTAGCAATATAACCGCCTATCGAAAACCCACTTTCAAAGCCGTTTTCTACAAGAAACTTAGATTCATGGTAAGTATCTCTACCTAAAGCTGTATCCATTAACATTTTTGCTGTTAGGTGCAGCCCTACGGGATCGTATGCATTTAGTTCTTGCGGAACCCCCACCAATAGATTATTATCGTGATTCTTGTAAATCTTAATCTTTGCTTTACGCTCCGATACTGTTTTCACAAATGAGGCTGGATTCGAAATGTCTCCAACCAAATCCTTTACAGAATAGATATTGGCATAACCTATCAGGAAACCTGTTTGATCATCCATATCTTTGAAAGGAACAGAAGCATTTTTATATACCAATTCGCTCATTTAGCTAACAATTTTAGTTCAAAGCTAAAATAATTAGTTTGTTTTAGCAAGAAAAATGCTAAAGTTTTAGCAAAGAATATTTATTTGGTTGAATTGAGTCTACGAGCGTAGCCTTCTGATACATATAACACCGTACATGAGCAGTTGATATTGTTCTCTGCTCCTCCTGAATGATCGTGTGGACGCATCATTTCAACAGTCTTTCCGGTACGTGGGTTTATAACGATGAAAGCCTGTTCTTTAGGGATGGCTTTATCATTATCTAGATCTTGGTGCCAATGTCTTGGGGTATTGGCGTACCTGTGGATCCATAACTTATAAACTCGCTCTCCCGACTCGTTTTCCCAGTCTTCAGCACTTTTATCTTTAGCTACGTTTGCAGCTTCAGCGATTTCGGTTCGTGCTATCATGATGGACCGGTACCTATTTATCTTACCAACCCGTTGCCGGATGAATTGCGCGATCTTGTCCGTTCGCAAACCTAAGTTCATACCCATGGCCAACGCTTCCTGGATCTTATCTCTCGTTGTGTCGTTGATCAATGAAACACGTGTCGCCATATTCTGCAATACGTAGTTGGTCATAAAATGAAGCCATGTATCAAGAAAGAAGTTTGAGGCTTTAGTTTTTAAGGTACTGAATGAGTCAAATTGATTATTTGCGAAGTCAACCCCGACACGCTTGTAAAGCTCACTTAACACATCATACATGGATACATCTAAGAAGATACCATTATTGCGTATAGCTTCCTCCATTTGGTGATTGAGAACATCGTAAATGACCTTAGTATACTTTCTTTCGTATGCTTTTATCAATCTATCTTCTCGCCTCGTGTATCTTCTTAGTTGCAGTTTGGCGTTCATATAACTGTTTTGCTTTTTACTGAATCCGAATATTTCATGATTCCCGTATTGAGATCTTTAAGACCGTAATCATTTAAATCAATTAAAGAGCCATCTAAATATAATCCAGCGCCTTTTTTGGCATATGCTATTGTAATATGCGGCTTGTAATCCGGGTAGTCATTTTGGTATTCAAAATTTGACTTAACAAGCTTGTTTAATTGCGTAAGATTACCATTTAAATCCTCCACGTTTACCTTTATTACATCGTTTTCATTAGAAAAAACACCTATTCTATCCGCTTTAATTGATATTGGATTATCTTTAATGAAATCGTTTACGATGTACTTAAGCCTACCGACATTCATTTTTGAATCATCAAAACCATACAAAATTGTTAAGTGCGGTTCAAACTCATATTCCTCCACTATATGGTTTGGCACAAGTTTACGGATACCATTAACCCAGTCATTAATATCTATATCAGGGTAGAACATTAAACACCCTTTTTTTATTTCTGCTTTTAGTATAGGCTCGTATTCAAGGTATGATAATGATTTATCGACTTCACCACCTATTGCCACTCCCATATCAAATTCATTCAAAGGGACTAATCCCGAATTAACCATCACCTGGTTTGCTGTATCCGACTCAACCTCGTCGTATCCGAGCATTACTCTTACTTCATTTATGGTCAAGACTTTTAGTAGCGCGTCTACTTCATCAGTTTTAAGCCTTAACTCCTCATATACCGATACATCGTAGTCTAGGATGTATTCACGCTTATCCCGGTCGGCAAAAGGCTTTACAAGCCATCTATTGAGTGCGTCTTCCTCAATGTTTAGAAACGGGATGATTACATCAATTACAAACGATTCTTTTGCCTCTAATAGGTTGGTATAGGTTGGGTTTTCATCGAATAAAATAGGACTTACTCCCCATAATCGAGATAACTTAAATCCTGAGTATTTAAGAGCATCTACTACCGCGTTGGCCGTTGGGCTCAGCGCCATGCTTGTAAACTGCAAAGGCATAGCGGATGTCATTACCTTATTGCGGTTATCAAATCCGTTTACCTTTTCATCTAATGTCGTTTGTGTAGCTTTAACCTGGTCCGGTGTTAGCCATAGTTTAGGATCAGCGTGATTTGGGCTTAAAATACCCTTTGCTCCCTCGTTTTCCTCACTATTTATCCAGGCCTTTAAAGCTGAATCATTCAATTGTAAATATTTTTGACCTGCCTGCAAGAATGGCATCCCTCTATCTTGGGATCCAAAACTATCAAACTCAGGGTTGGATCTTTTTATCTGCAGTACATCCTTTGCATCAAGAATCCGATCATTGCCATTCAATAGATTTAGTTTCCACCCCACTATAGGGTTGTTTACGTCTCCCCCTCCATATACAGGTGTCATAAGATTAGCAGGAGCTATGTACAATTCAATGGCTGTATCTAAATCATCCGGTGTCTCACGATAGTAGAATGTCTCTCCCTGGTTAAAGTAGAATATTCGTGATAACTCGGATAGCTCCCGCCATGATTGCTTTGGATTTGGGTTTTCAAGTAATGCCTGTAAATCTTTAGCCCCATTAGAAAATTCCAGCGCCTTGCTTACATACAGCTTGTGCTTATTGATTTCGACCCGATCATTTGATTTCTTGGTAAACTTATACTTCTGGTACTTAGAAGACTTTGTATCCGGCTTTTCCTCATACAGATATACGGGAGCCACAAGAGTTTTGCTTACGATCTTATTAGTAATGGTGTATACCTCTGCGTTAGACTTATACCCTTTCTTAATATAGTCCTCCTGGTCATAGTTGTAGAAAACAACATTGTTGAATCCTACTAAATTGCTGTAGAGAATTGAGTTTAGCACGTTATCGATGTGCTTCTTTTCAGTCCTTGGAGCTATACCAAGAGCTTTTGTAAAGTAATTAGCCATTGTTTGACAACTTTATTAATCCAACCATACAAGCAGCCGAAACCACCAAAAACGCAACTCGCGCAACGACACCCCAGTAGCTAGGATCAATCCCCATCATTATGAAGGATATAAGGAGATAGCCTACCAATATGGACACGGCCAACTGAATCGTTATTATTATTACTCTTGCTTTATCCATATTATGCAACTGAAAACTCAAACTTAAATCTATACTCAAACCACATCCGCATCATTATCATATCCGAATAATCGGGAGAACGTCCTAATAGTTCTTTCACTACATCCTTAGGCAGCACCTGTTTCTTTCCATCCTTATCCATGTTATGCTGCTTAACCTGCTCTAACTCTTGGGTGATGATATCCCTTATACTTCCATCCTCACATTCAACATATAGACCTGAATCGTTTATAAGCTTCGCAAGAGCGAAATACATCTGACTCTTTAGGTTCATATAATTTTCCGGCTCCTTCGTCTCTGGGTTATCAAGAGGCTTGCTGTTATTAACAAACCCATTGCATCCCAGTATGTCCACTACTCCACCACCCACTCCGTCTTCATCGACAATAACATCGGACATCGGAATCATATAAAAATCAGCGAGGTTTTTAATCCTTTCAGCCGCTTCCGTCACACTGTTTTTCCCGTATTCTACAATCTTTACTAGCCTAAATCCATCCCAAACACCAATGACTGTCTTATCACGGCCAAACCTCGCTATATCAGCTGTGATGAACTTAGAACCACCTACAACAAAAGAGTTGGTGTATATGTCCTGTATCTTTCTAAAATCGATAAGAGCGGCCGGATCATCGTCATATTCCCAGTTCCCGTAGTAAAGCCTTTGTTTACTGTTCTCGTCTAGTTGTCTAAGCGATTCTAGATAACTATCTGGTAAATGTGGGTTATCAGTAGGTAATGCTTGAATGAACCTCCTATAACCAGGCAATTCCTTTTTCTTGAAAGGATGGTAGAACTTAGAGTATGTCCAGTTCTTAGCAGGGTTACAGCTTCCAAGCAGCTTTGGTATTAGTCCGAACTCATTTAACTTGTATCGGATCCGGGACTTTACTATCTGCCATGCTTTATAAACGATTTGGTTACATTCATCTATAAATGCCCCTGTAATCTCTAGTGAACCAAGACTATCGAAATTCTTATCAGATGGATACAGGAACAGGTCCTTTAGGATTATCTCACTGCCATTATGGAAATAGATAGCGCTATCCTTGTCGTTGTAGGTATACTGTCCAGTAACCCCTAGTTTTGCAGCTACATCAAAGAACGTATTTAACGTAGTTTCCTTTAAGGTCTTTAACTTAGACCGCCCCATGAGCCAACGAGTACCTGGATACTGTTGACACATTTCAATAAGCCACATACAGCCAAAAGCTGATTTACCACCACCGGCAGCACCACCGTACAGTATCTCATTGGTAACGTTATCCCGTAGGTACCATACCGCATTCTCTTGCTTTGGCAGTAGCTTTATCATTCATCCTCCTGAGGTTTTACACCTGCCCCTAGACTAATGATGTTAGTTACGACCTTTTCACCATCACTGGTGATATCAACCTTATCCCCGTACTTCTTCGGATTCATCTTTGATAAAGCCCACTTACGTGTATCAACTCTTAGTCTGCTACGCTGTACAGCTTCACCCACGATCCTCATTTTGCCTTCTTCGGTAAAATCAACATCCGCATTGGATTCGTCTGATATTTCTATAATTTCATCAAACATAGACTCAGCTCTAACCGACATAGCGCGCGCGTACTGCTTCTCCAATTCCTGATCTTCACCTACCCACTTAAGGAATACTCCCATGGACGGTAAAACCTCCCTATCTGCATACATGAGAATTGAACGCAAACTATCCCCCTCACATATCCTTTGAATGATTGTGTCAATTGCTGTTTGCTTCTTATCCTCTACCCATGTTTCCGGTCTACCTGCCATTGCTAAAATAAAGCTAAATATTTTATCAAAAGTAGCTAAACAATTTTAGCAAACAAAAGAAAAACTAAATTCTATATCAAAAAGAAACCCCGACTCTTGTAAAAGAATCGGGGTTGGGGGTTGAAGTAACTGCTACTACCCATTCGCAACATTTACTCGTGTCAAAAATACATTTAAATACGAAGCAAATTTTACGGGAAACCGTAACAACACAACAAACACTACATCGTCAAGTATCGAAATCTTTCGCTATCAGATTGTAATAATAAAATTATGAATACCCAAATATAGTAAAAAACTTACTTCTCCCACGCCGACAACAAAGCAACCTTCGCCCTCTTTTCTGTTATGTTGACGTAGCGCTTAAAGCTCTTGTAGTCTTTATGTCCGGTGATCCTCATTACTTCCTCTGCTTGCATGCCAAGCTCTAGAGAAAGGGTTACAAAGGTTTTGCGGGCTACGTGTGCAGTTATCATTTGATACTTGGGCCTATATTCTACGACCTCCTTTACTCCACTAAAACGCACCTTTTCGATTACCTCATCAATCTTAGCTAATTCGCATATCTTTTTTATAACATCATTGAATTTTCTAGCACCACACATAGGGAATACAAAATCGGAATTATTAGAATGATACTTTTTGATCAGACACTTTGCTTTTTTAGTAAGAGGCACCGTTTGTAGATTCTTTGTTTTGGTTATTGTCATCCGCAAGAATCCGTCCTTTATGTTTGTCTTGTTTAATTTACTAAAATCCGAATACCTTAACCCAGTATAGCAAGCAAACAAAAACACATCACGAACAAGATCATATAATCTGTTTCCAGAAAGGTCTAAAGATTCTATTTTTTTAAGCTCATCCATGGTCAGGGCCATCACTTCAGTTTCCTCCGCAGACCATCCGAAGTCTTGATAACTAGGATTAACATCATAGCCCATTTTCCTTGCTTTGGATATAAATCCCCTTATGTGCTTTATTCTTCTGTTTATTGTTGAATTGAACAATCCTAAGCTATTCATGTACTCAGCCACACCCTTCATGTATCCGTAATCAATTTCGCTTATTTTAAAGCTTCTGTTTATTGATAATTCATAATCAGCAATCATATTTTTCACTGTCGTATACACATCCAAAGTACTATTTTTCGTTTTACCTTTGTGGTTTTCCAGGTGGTCATTTATAAAGCCAACAAGCATCGGTTTATCATTACTCTGAACTTGCGTAGGATCATGCCTAAGCCCCTTAATAATATCCTTACTAGTAAACACTTCTAACTTAGATTCGATGTCTTTAATCTCCAGCTCTAGCTCGTTCATAAGAGATAATATTTCAACAACTTCATTCGTTGAGCAAAAAGAAGTGTACTTGATATTGGGATTAACCTTTTTCGCAATTGCTTTACTTAAGAAAATTGGCTGCTTATCATCATCGTCCCAGTTGTCGGGCAATATCGATTTCCCTGTAAAATATTCAGCTGGCGCACCTTTATAGGAATACCTCAAGTAGATCGGAGCATAACCTTCTTTACTAAGCCTATTAGACTTCAAAATGAAACTAACAGTACCTTTTGTTATCTTTTTTCTCTTAGACATTGGTCACGATTTTGGTCACGATTTTATCAATCACAAATATACTAAAACATACTAATATTTTTAGCTTTCTTTGTTTATTCATATTTAAAGCGACTTTTAGTAAACTTCATTTATTTGTGGTATAATAAAATATAGTCCCCGGGGCTCTTGACGGATTTTTATGGAAACCGGGCTTGGGTAAGTCGTAAATCAAAAACTACAAAAAAAAGGAACTCCCTTCATGTATAACACAAGACAATACAGATTGTCAGCAAAGACCCCCAGCGGACGTCCTGTATTGCTTGTGTATTTTAAAATACGCTTGGACTTCGGATACGAAGACTTACCAAAGCGGAACTATAACACGTACCGCAATGATAAATCTAACTTTCATGGGTAA